CCAACAACCACGGTATCTGCAACAAGGTTCACGTTGCCTGTGCCGTTGGGGGTTACAGAGATGTCTGTATTTACCCCATCCAGCATGACGATAGTGCCAGCGTTAGTTCCTGAATTGGTTGATAGAGTGAGATCGCCTGTGCCGTTTGTTGTCAAAGTAGCGTCGGCGTTATTGTCACCAATCATCACCGTGTCAGCGCCTAGATTTACATCCCCGGTGCCGTTTGGCGTTATTGTAACTGCCCCATTACTATCTGTTGAAGAGATGGTGTTACCATCAAGGAGAAGATTATCTACAGCTAGGGAGCCTGTGACCTGCGAGTCTGCTGTCACGTAACTAACAACCGCACCGCTTCCAGCGCCGTTACATCGAACTAAACAGGTTTTACCATTAGGGATTTCGAGATCATTAGAAGCGTTATACGTCCCCTGGAACAAGAGAATCGCCCTAGATGCGGTTAAGCCGTTTTTAATCCAGAACCACTTCTCAGCATCATTTGGGGTGACTTGGTAATAGACTGTCGCGCCCAGATCACCACCGTCCACAATATGAATAATACGGTTTCTACCGTTTGAAACAGCCCCGTTCGTGATTGGTAGGGTGTTTGGGCTACCCGTTGATCCAGTTGCCGCTGCCGTTACAGAAACAAAGCCATCAAGGGCTTGGTCAACCAAGTCCATATTGCTGTTGACCATAGTCCCCCAGGTGCCGGAGCGATCTCCAGTCGCGGGTTTCTCAATTCCGTTGTCAGTGGTGTATGTACTCGTCATAACCTAAATCCTTACGCTGCTATTCCTGCCCAACTTGGTGTTTGGCTTGCTGCTATTCCTGTCCAACTTGGTGTTTGGCTTGTTGTTACTGCGTCCCAGTCCTGAGCTGGTTGAGATGGTGTAATGGACACCCACACATTAACATTGCCTACACTTCCAGTTGCACTAACTCCTGAGACGTATACGTCATTACCAATTCCTACAGCAACGCCGTTTATTGCTGCGCTTGCGTTAACACCACTTACCGTTGCGGTAGCCCCGCCAGTAACGCTTGCTACTGAAGTAATGGCTCCCGTACCCGTGACACCAGAAACAGCAACAGGTGCTGCTCCTCCCCAAGTGCCGTCACCCCAAGTGCTTCTACCCCAACCAGTTACACTCGCCATTAGACTATCCTGATAACAGCTGTACTCGCATCATTTGTTGGGAAAGTAATGGTAAAGTTCCCAGCCGTTGCTGTTTTGTCTGCCCCAAAGTCAAGAACACAAACCGCCTTATCAGAAGCAGAAGTATTGTGTATCAACGCTCCCCTGGCTGTAAATGTAACTGTACTAAAGGTAAGGGTACTAAAACTTGCAAAAGCCACAGTTCCACTGCCGTTTGAAGGGGTTACGTTTGTTAACGTCCCTCCCTTGGCTGTGTAGTTTGTAGAAGAAACCTCGTTGCTACTTGTGTACGCAGTTGTGGCGGCACTAAGAGTTGCGCTGCTTGTATACAAAGCCATCTTGAACACATTGCCAGAACTGTTCGTAAAGTTGTGGGTGCCTGTCAACAGCTGGGTTTTAAAACTACTGCACATCGCTTGCGAAATAGCCATTATAATTCTCCTATATGCTTGGCTATCTCAGAGTAGCCTAAATCCTCTAAATGAGCCTTTACAGTTAGGCGGTCATTCCTAACAGCTTCATTAATATGATTATAAACAACGGCCTGGACCACTTGCTTAAAAGCCCTGGCTTGCTCACGAATTGCGGGGGGTGCAGAGTCAGCGACGTGGATCAGCTTGTCCACACACAACTCAGTAATCTGTTCTGGAGTATGCCCCCCATTATTGGAGGTGACAACACTAACACTTCTTATTGCACCAGTTGACAGATCAAACATCAGCTTTCCTGTATTCTTAGTTTCCCGTTCCGGTATTGATCTTTAGTTAACCGGCCCTCACCAAGATTCTTTAATCTTCTTATGGCCCGCTCAAATCGCTCCTTGTATTCCCCGAGCAAGTCAGCATCGCCCTTCATAAAGGTGTATGCTTCCACAAGGCATCCGTAAAGTAATGCGTCTGTTGCGTTGGTGCCTAACCAAGTTGCACTACCCGCCGTTATGCTTGTTGGCTTTTGTAAATAGTGTATTTCAGCATCGTAATTAACATCTGGAGTTGGCCCTAATATGAAATGAGTGGTATCAAAGACCGCATAATACTCAGGTGTTCCCCTAGCTGTCGTTGTAGGAAAGGCTTCGTGTATAAAATTAACATCTTTATTTATTAAATACTGAACGTTGCCAGAGGATGTTAAGGATAAACTAAACGGAGCCAAAAAAGATGATGGAAGCTCTAGGTACTTGTTATCAGCAGATATTCTTCCTGAATCGTTTTGTCTAAAATCAGGAAGGTCGACCAAATCCACAATACGATCTTCCGCCTCTTGGATAAAGGTAGGAAGATTGGTAACAAAAGTGGTCTCACTGTTGTCAGTGTAATCTTGTATAGCCGTTTTTAATGTTGCAAATGTCCAGGCCATATTAACTATCCACTAGATACGATTGATATTGTTACACTTCCTATTTCTCCCTCTAAGGCCATAGCACCGTTTCCTTCGGGAGCCTCACCGCCATCCCCCACAGGACTCCACCCAAAAAATCCCCGGCTCTCAACAATACCTTGGTCTGGCCTGGGGTTCTTTAGTGCCTGTGGATCAAAAATTTTAACTTTGCCAAGGCTGTTTTGTGGTTGGTCTGGGTCAAACACATCCCTTCCCACACGAAGCCCGGTCCTTACTCCATTCTGAACCTCGTAGACAAGATCCCGCAAAGAATACCTGAAGCCAGTCCTGTCACAGTACCCGTAAGCATATTCGCCTTTTGCATATGGTTGGCTCACGACACACCCCTTACGCTAGGCGATCTAAAGCGGGCACAAAAGAAACGGGTGCCTTTTCTCTGTCTTCATCAGCCGCCAGCCTAAACTGTTCTTCATAAGCAGCTTTAAGTATGGGAAGTCTATCAGTAAGGTTTGGTTTTTTCATCGCTATGTAATAAGCAAGACCAGAAGTTAATGCAGGGAGGAACCTTGCGGGAGCATCATAATTGTTTGAACCAAGTATTCCTGTGTCCTTTATCCGCCTTATCCTCCAATACTGCAAAAAGTCTCCATCATAAGTAGAGCTTGGAAGCGGCCAAAGATATGCAACAGGTGCGTCTCTCTGCCTGTCTATATATATTTGTGTTGGTCTTCCTGTGCTTGTCTTGTTGGGTATCTGAGAATATGTTGTGACTGATATTCTTGCTAAATTAAAATCTGATTGACTCGTAGTCCCAGTATTACTTCTTATAACATGCTCTAAAAGATCTATTGTATCTGCTGGTAATGGGTAAGAACCATCCTCCTCGACTAAAGCAACAGAGCCTTCCTCAACAGTCCAAAGATTTATACCCCTATTAATCCACTCAAGGGACATAAGGTTAAGGCTTCTTCTTGCTGTCTTTAAGTCATAACCCGAACGAAGTTCCGTGCCAGCCCGTTCAAAGGCTTCTTCACAGACCTCATTAATATCTAAGTTAAATACCGCTGTAGTTGGCACTGACATGATCAAATATACTTCGTTCGTTTTTCTTTATCAATTTTGGTATCGCTAGCTTTATTTACTTTGTATAGATCGTAAAGATCTTTCCCAAGCTTTACGCCAGCTTCGTGATCTGACGGGTAATGGAAATTTCCCTTTAACCTATTTATCCCAATCTCTTCACCTATCTCCATTAAACCCACCCTATGCTTAGGGTTTTGATCCCCTAGCATCCGAGCTAGGAAGGTTGCCTGTGCCGAATGCCCCGAAGGATAAGATGGAGAATCCGCTGACTTTCCTTCTCTTGGTTTGATTTCTACATTATGAAACTCAGCAAGCTGTTCTGGTCTTGGTCTATTAAATTTATACTTAGCCTTCATAACAATAGAAGCTATGTCATCAACTATTTCGTAAATATCATCTTCGTTCACATCAATACCGTTGTCCTTTAAGTACGGGACAAAAGAACTTTCAACAAAATCTTCATCTTGTTCGTCTATAGATTTCATTTCATCATCTGATAATTCACTCGACAACGAAGAAATAGAAATCAAATCGTCCTCTGTTTCTAAAGAGGAGTTCTCAAACGGCATAGGCACCATACGTTCTGGATTTTTTATGTCCGGTAAAAACTTTAATTCCCGAGCCATAATATCCTTGTTCTCTTCTGATACCTCACCGTAAACGATATCCTCAATATCCATTAAAACACCAATTTACATTTAATTTTTAGGCACCAAATTTCGGAGGGTTTACCCACTTCTATTAAAGAGAATCTAGCAGACCCATCAAATGGGTCGGCCCTTATTTCTTTTTGACCCTACCGCCAGCCATTTTCTTTTTGACCATACCGCCAGCCATTTTCTTTTTGACTACAGGCTTCTTTTTAGAAAGAGCAGCCATCTCAGACTTAGTGAGACCGGAGTAAACAGACCCTTTGCTTGCTTTGCTTGTTGGGATTTTAATCTTCTGCCCAGAATTAATTTTGTTGGCGTTCTTAATTCCTTTGTTAGCATCCATCAGACTTTTTAAAGAGACACCTTTTTTCTTTGCAATCTGAGAAAGGGTATCCCCACGTTTAATAGTGTAAGAGCTAGCTGCCTGAGCACTACCTTTTCCCCTTGATGCAACATAACCAGCGGCTCCAAGGCCCGCCCCTACAGCGGCACCTTTGCCAACACTCTTACGGGCGGCATTACGGGCGGCATCGATACCTGGGTTTTTCTTTCTAGCTTCAGCAACTAGTCGCTTTCTTTTGTCACGAATAATTTTAGCTTGTCGGGCTTTAGTGGCACTGGGCAACATCTTGTCTAGCTTAGGTGTTGTGGACCGAGCGCCAGCGCGAACAGTAGCGGGGGTTCCTCTTTTTTTAAGAGCTTCCTTAGCCAAGGCCGCCCTTTTTTTAAGAGCTTCCTTAGCGATTTTAAGGGCGGTCTTGGCTTGCTTAAGTGCCATAATACTATCCTCTATTCTTTATATTCAGTGGTTTGCGAGTTGGTATAACCAGACCGCTGGCGAGCTTAGGCTTGCGCGTCGGTATAGGAGGTTTCTTGCTGGATGAAGTCTTCTTGATGGATGAAGTAAGTTGTTTAAGAAACCGTTTAAGTTCTTCATTGTTGTTTCTATACAGCTCCCTAATATTAACAGGCGACACCGGGGCATCAATGTCTTCGGGTGCTATTTGGTCTGGTTCTCTCCAGGCGGGGTTACGCGCAGCACCAACACCGCGTCGAACCATTCCCGAACCAGTGGGCACCTGTGGACCTGACCGTGGGACACTAGAGGGAGGGGGTTTACCCTTTCCAAGCCTACTCATTAATCTCTTAACCGTAGAGGGAGGGGGTTTACCCTTTCCAAGCCTACTCATTAATCTCTTAACCGCAGGGCGTAGCTGTGAAGCGGCCCCTTTAGCAGCCTTTGTA